AACGTAATTTAGATAATTTTAGTTGGATTTTCAAAGGATAATATAATGGCTGACAACAAAAAGAACCCAAGAAACTCACAGAGTACTCTGTATAAAAGGTTGACTAGACTGCTTTCTTCTCCAATCGTCAATAGACGTTCTCAAATGCAGAGAAGATATAAAAGAGCAGACATGGATAAATATAATTTCAATTCCGCAATGGGACTGGACTTTAAAAAGACTTCATACAATCCGTATGACAACATGACTGCAAATATCATGGCGAACCAAAATCGTTATGAAAGATATTTGGATTTCGATCAAATGGAATATACTCCTGAAATATGTTCAGCATTAGACATCTATGCTGATGAAATGACTACTTCTACAATGTTGTCGCCTATGCTCAACATTAAATGTGCTAATGACGAGATTAAAACAATTCTCAGCAATCTTTATGAAGAAGTGTTGAATGTGAATCTTAATCTTTTTGGCTGGAGTCGTTCTTTGTGCAAGTTTGGTGACTTCATGCTTTATTTGGACATCGACTCTACAATGGGTGTTCGTCATGCTATTTCTCTTCCTATCGATGAATTAGAAAGGATTGAGGGAGAAGATAAGACAAATCCAAATTACATACAGTATCAATGGAATTCTGGTGGGTTGACATTTGAAAACTGGCAAATTGCGCACTTTCGAATCTTAGGGAATGATAAATATGCTCCGTACGGAACATCAGTACTTGAGCCTGCTAGAAGAATCTGGAGACAACTCACACTATTGGAAGACGCAATGATGGCATACAGAATTGTACGCTCACCTGAACGTCGAGTATTTTATATCGATGTTGGGAATATTGCTCCACAAGATGTAGAACAGTTCATGCAACGTGTAACAACTCAGATGAAAAGAAACCAATTGGTTGATTCATCAACTGGGCGAGTAGATCTACGTTATAACCCTTTATCTATCGATGAAGACTATTTTATTCCTACTAGGGGTGGTAACTCCTCTAGAGTTGAATCGTTACCGGGTGGCTCATACACAGGTGACATTGATGATGTCAAATACCTTAGAGATAAACTATTCTCTGCTTTGAAGATTCCCATGTCATACCTCTCCAGAGGAGATGGGCAAACCGAAGATAAGGCTACGTTGGCTCAAAAAGATATCAGATTCGCAAGAACTATCCAAAGGCTACAACGATCTGTAGTTTCAGAGTTGGAGAAGATCGGATTAGTGCACTTATATACTTTGGGATATAGAGGCGATGATCTTATATCTTTTAAATTATTGCTCAATAATCCATCCAAAATTGCCGAACTACAAGAACTGGAACACTGGAAGCAAAAGTTTGATATCGCAGGGGCTGCAACAGAAGGGTTCTTCTCAAAGCGCTGGATTTCAGAAAACATTCTTGGAATGTCAGATGAAGAATTCTTACGTAATCAAAGAGAGATGTTCTATGATAAGAAAATGGCATCGATGCTTGAGAAGGCATCTGAAGAGGTTCCTGCATCTGCACCTGACACTGGGGCATCTGGTGGAGGTGGACTTGATCTAGGCGGAGACTCCGGTGGTGGGCTTGATCTAGGTGGTGATACAGGTGGAGATACTACAGCAGCCGCAGATACCCCAGATGCAGGCGGTGATGAAGGTGGGACAGACTCTGCTCTATTGGCATCCCCCGGTAACAGAAGTAGAGATAAAGACGGTAAAGTCTCTAGAGGTGATGGAAAGGGAAGAAGAAAAGTAAAAGCAGTCAAAGATTCAGAGGCTGGAAGAGCAGCAAGGACAAACAGTACTAAAGCAGTAACTGATCCTGTGAAAAGAATGTTTAAAGATCCAGTAGCATCTATTATCAATACCGTATACGAGTCCGGAGAAAAACAGATTTACGATAAAGAAGAGAAGCAACTATTTAATACTAGTCACGATATAAAAGTGCTACTCGAAAGTATGGAGCCTAAAGAAAAATGAAATATAATAAAAAAAGAAACACTGCGTTTTTGTACGAAACATTGATCTTAGAGATGACTAAGGCAGCATTAAACAAAGACGAGGAAAGAAAGAATATCGCTCTCGATATCATTAAAGAAAACTTTTCTAAAAATTCAATCTTAGATGAAGAAATGGATGCTTATCGCTCCATCTTGGAAACTAAAGGTGTTACAAAAGACTGGGCGAACATGATTCTTCGCGAATCACAAAGAACCTACCTCTCACTGCATCCGGGACATGTATTCCAGCAGCAGACTAACGTTATCAATAGAGTTAATAAAGAATTGGGAAAAGATACCTTTGGCAATTTTACTCCAAATTATAAATCTCTTGCTACAATTGGGCAACTCTTTAGTGTCAAAACTCCAATTAAAACTAGAGTGATCTTGGAAAATAATATCATCCAAGAGATGATAAGCCAAGAAGAGACAATGTCAGTTGAGCCGGTTGATAATTTGGTTCTAAAAGTATTCGTTGAGAGTTTTAATGAAAAATATAACAGCCTTTTAGAAGAACAGAAAGATATCTTATTTAAGTATGTCTTCTCGTTCGCAGATGATGGCATGGGCTTGAAGATCGCCATCAACGAAGAAGTTTCTAGAATGAAAAAGATAGTAGCAGAAAACAAAACTTCAGTACCAGAACTGTCGGATAAGTTCGAGTCATTGGGGCTAATGCTTGAATCTTTTTCAAGAGAAGCAATTGACGATAATATGCTGTTCAAGGTTCTCAAGACTCAAGAGTTTTGTAAGGAATTAATCTAATGTCAATTAAAATATTTGTAGGCGAAAAGTCCATCTCTAGAGATGCGAATAAACTTAGAGATTACAAGTTCTCTCTCGACATGAGACAGACACTTGGAGGAGACTATGTCATATTTGATCATCCAGATATTGATATAGTTGTCATGCCACAAATGAAAAAGATTGTCGCTTTTCCAAAGGATAGGATATCAGACATGACTTACGATACAGAGTCTAGACTGTTTGACTTTATGTGCAAGAAAGGGGTTGTCGCCAGAGATTCAGTTCAGGGTGGTAATGTCTATGCTTCTTTACAGGGACTATTTGAGACGCCACCTATGCCAACAGCGGTAGAAGGAGCCGAAGCGCAGGATCCTTTAGATCCACTTCAGCCAGTTCTTTTTGTTATTGGCAAGTTCATAGAAATGGAAAAGCCTAGATATGAATATATCAAAAAATTAGATGAAGAAGAAGAAGATTATTATACAGATCCTACAGATGCTAGTTCGACTGAACTAGGAGAGGTTCCACATGCAAGAGAAAAAGGAACAATCCGGCCGGGAATATATTATCAAGCATACATGAGCAATAGATTTTATCGGAGATAAAAGATTATGAAACAATTATTAAATGAATGGAGAGAATACTCCGAACATCATGAACTGTTTGAAAGACATGATTACATTGAGCATGTACTGGGAATCAAACCGTTACTAAACGAAAGTGGTGGACTTTACTACAGTTCAGAGATAAGAAAACTGATCATTGAAGAGCAACTTTTGTTTGAAGGTTTTTGGGATTCTCTGGGTAACTTTAAAGATGCCGCTGTTGATAAAGCAAAAGAGGCAGGAAAGGCTGTTAAAGATTTTGGAAAAGGGGTGTACAACATTGGCGCAACCTTGAAGCAAATATTTAATGATCCCACTAAGATTAAGGGCTGGGTAGGAAATGTGTACAAAATGTCAATGAAAAAAAAATTCAATTCTGTCTTCAAAGTTCTTAACATAATGATTGATAAGTTGCCGAATTTAAACATGCCCACCTTCGCTCAATGGGCTCAAAATACTAAAAACTTTATCGTAGGAATACAAAGAAAAGTATTACAAAGTGATGGGTGGAAGGGCGCTTTATTCGCCACTAGTGCGTCTCTGGCTTTAAATTTTTTATGGAATGAAGTAGGCGAGAAAATTAATGATGCTTTAAAGGCATTAGGTATCTTGGCAACTCCTGAAGGTTTAAAAGATAAATTAGATGAAGTAAAGAAAATAATTAATGAAAAAGTTGTTACACCTATTAAGGAATATATGGTAGAAAAACTTAAATCAATATTGGGAGAAGTGGTTTACTCAACATTCGCTGGATGGATGAGTTGGGCAACCAAGGCTTTTAAAGGAGTTAAGTTTGTCGTAGATACACTAGGGACGGCAATGAAGAGGCAGAACTTTACACTTGGCGGTATCTGATGGAACTGCTCTGGTTTGTATTGACAGCCTATGGCTTGACTCAGATACTAGTATACGGCTCTATATTCAAAAGGTTTAGAGATTTCACCCTACAATATTCTACATTACTATCCTGTCCTATGTGCACAGGATTTTGGGTTGGAGTGATTTTATTCTTCCTTAATCCTTTTACAGAACTATTTACATATGAGTTAAATTCAGGAAATTTTTTACTTTGTGGATGGTTATCCTCTGGTACATCTTATATATTATGTACGGTGTTTGTTGATGACGGTATAAAACTTATGAGGAAATAAAATGAATATTAAGATCCCCAAGAAAAGAGCAAAGAAAATAATGGAAGAAGAAGTCGAGAAGTTTCTTGATGAAAACAAAGACTTTGATAGAAAAAGATTAGAACAATTTATAGAAAATAATACCAAGGAGAAACAGAAATGATTAAATGGATGCTGCAGCCTGTAAGACGATGCAAGAACGGGTGTTGACTATGAGTAAAGTATTATTAAGAGAATATTATGAAATGTGTGAAGGTGGAGTGTGTCAAGACATGCTTACTGAAGCCGAGAAACGTTACGTCAAAAACGGCGGAATGATATTGACAGGTAAACTTCAAGAAGCCGAAGTTCAGAATGGCAATGGAAGAGTTTACCCAAAAAAGATTCTAGAAAGAGAGATGAAGAACTATACGATGCTAATTAAAGAAAGTAGAGCACTCGGAGAGTTAGATCATCCAGATGATTCAATTATTAATCTCAAAAATGCGTCACATATGGTTACAGACGCTTGGTGGGACGGTAACAATGTTATGGGGAAAGTTAAAGTCCTTAACACACCGTCTGGGAAGATATTACAACAACTTGTCAATGACGGTGTTAAGTTGGGGATTAGTAGCCGCGCTCTTGGTTCTGTTAACGAATCAGATGGAAGAACGATGGTACAAGAAGATCTTCAACTTATTTGCTTTGATTTCGTTAGCGAGCCTTCTACTCCTAATGCATATATGGCATTACAAGAAGCAAAAAATATCAGAATTGAAACAGATATTTTCGACAAGAAATATAAACTAAACAGAATGTTAAACGAAATCTTAGAGGATTAAATGAACAAGAGAGAATTAAAAGCATTAATAAAGCCACTTGTAAAAGAGTGCATTAAGGAAGCATTACTTGAAGAAGGGATGCTTTCAACTGTTATATCTGAAGTTGTTAAGGGAACCTCAGGATTGATTGTAGAACAAAGACAGGAAAAGATTGAGAAAGTAACAGAAAAAGTTTTAGAAACAAATGAAGAAGCAATGAGAAGACTTCAGGAAAGAAAAGCAACACAGCAAAATCAGAAGAGAAAGTTGTTAGACGCTATAGGCACAGATGCATATGGTGGTGTAGATCTTTTTGAGGGAACAGAACCACTAAGAAAAGGTGGGAACACAAATCAAGGAACCCAGCCTCAAGGGGCTTTGTCTAGTTATGCTCCAGACGATTCAGGAGTTGATATCTCAGGATTGTTAAATATTGCTGGTGGTTCTTGGAAAAAAATCAAATAGAAGATAATTATAAGGAAAAAGAGGAATAAACTATGTCATCAAATTATAAACCGGGATTAGGGCACGTAGGATCATATCAGGTATCTGGTATTCCGTTTGTATTTAATACAACAAACGAAACTAAAACAGCGACACTTAATTACGTAACTTCAGAGATTCAAATTAATACTACAGGTGCAGACTGCACTGTACACTTTGGAGATGTCGATTCAACTGTTTATACACTGCCAACTGGACTTTCTACGTTTAGAGTTAAGTGTAAGAAGGTTGTGGTTGTCGCACCGGTAGGTGTAACTGCTAGTACATGTATTTCTCTTACAACTATCGAATCTCATTTTCTTGCTCAGCATGATCAAGATAATTGGGGAACAGTAGCATAATAATATAGGAAATTAAATGTCTAAAAAAAGTAATATAACTGTGAAGCCTCGTAAAAACGAG